CACCCAAGCAGAGACCATTCAAGATATCTGTGTTGACCCTGAAGAAACCCATGTCATTTTTTCCTACAAGAAACCGAAAGCTGAAGACTTCCTTTTTGCCATCCGCAGCACCCTTGAGAAGCCAATAATGTATGTCTGCTTCCCGGAGATCTTTTACGAGAACCCCCGGACGGAGGCGCTTGTATGGTCTTTGCAGAACGGCATACTTGTTAAGCGCAAGTGCGATAAGAAAGAGAAGACCGTTGAAGCTTACGGATTGATTGAAGGTATGCCGACCGGGGGACATTGGGATAGACGGGTTTATGATGACGTTGAGACAGCCGACCTTGCGAAGAATCCGGAGCAGCTTTCGATATTGGTTGATATGTTCGAGATGTCGAAAAACTTGGGGACCGATGGCGGCAGAGAAAGGGTGATAGGGACGTATTACTCACATTGCGGCTTGTTGGTGCACCTGCTGAACAAGAAGACCATCCATGGCGACAGCGCCTATATCAAGCGGATTATTCCGGCGACACATGACGGAACCATTACCGGTAATCCGGTATTACTTTCTCAGGAACGATTGGATGAACTGAAGATGGACCGGACTTTTTCGAGCCAGCAGCTTTGTGATCCGACGCCTTCCCATGAGCTAAAGCTCAATTCTGCCATGTTCAAGCCGATCGACCCGAAGTTTATTCCGAAAGATGCCGTCAAGTTTATGGTGATTGACCAAGCTGGCGACGATACCAGCGGCAAAGGCGGCGGCGATAAGTGGACATTCGGGGTGTTTGCAGTTCGCCCTGAGATTGACGAACTCGGCGCTTCAGATGTTTACATGGTGGACGTAATGGGTGGGGCCATGTCTGCCGCTGAAGCCATCAACAGTATTACCCAGATGTATATGCGTAATGGCATGATAATGCAACTCGGTGTTGAGAAAGTAGCCCTATCAACCACTGAGATCCATATCAAGGACGCTTTGCGAGCTTGCGGCAGGCGAGTTTCAGAAGAAGACCGGAACCTTGTCTTGCTTCGACCCGCCGGCAGGAAGAAGAATCACCGGGTAGAATCTGCCCTGCAGTGGCCGCTACTCAACGGCAAACTGTATTATTCTCTTGCAATTAACCCCATTTATATTAATGAGATTAAAGAGGAAATGAACACATTTCCTTTTTTCCATGTGGATTATCTCGATATGATGGCGTATCTATACGATATGCTTAGCAATTTTCAGTTCTGGCTGCATGGGGAAGAAGACGAAGAAGACGAACAACCGCAACGATTGCGGTTAGTGGGTAACGGTCCCGGAGGGTATGGATAATGGCGAATAAGATAACAAAAGGCGATTTCAACCAATTATGGGCTTTTCTTGTGGCACATGAGTGCGATATAGCCCTTGGCGTCAACGATTTTGGCGAATTGAGGAAAGTATTTATAACTGTTGTTGGTCGAAAACCGGAGAAAACCAAATGAGTGAAGATAAAAAGCTAAAAATATCGGATTTCCTCGATAGCAACGGTAATCCAAAAACCAATATTGCCAACCTGATGAGCGAAGATCAGCGGAATAAGTTGGGGCTAAAGGTCATCCAAGAGGCGGATATTGACCTTGGCACAATGAGCGAATGGGTAAAGCTGACGCAGTTGGCTATGAACATCGCCAAGCAGGTATCAGAAGGGAAATCTTTCCCCTGGCCGGATTGCGCCAATATCAAATACCCCCTGATTACCGGGGCGGCTATTCAGTTTGCGGCCCGAGCCTATTCCGAGATCATCAAGGGGCAAGATGTCGTCAAAGGCCGGGTAGTAGGCGCGGACCCCGATAACGAGAAGTCAAAGCGGGCAAAACGGATATCTCAGCACATGAGCTTTCAACTCCTCGACCAAATGAGTGAATGGGAGCCGCAGACTGATCAGATGTTGCACATGCTGCCGGTTATCGGCACTTGCTTCAAGAAGAGTTATTTTTGTCCTGTAAGACAAAGAAACGTCTCTGAGTTGGTGCAACCCGGAGAGGAAGGGCTTATCCTCAACAACAAGAATGTCAAAGACCTTGAGACAGCACGGCGCTTGACACACGCTTTCCAGCTCTATCCGAACGATATCAAGGAAAGAATAAACAGCGGGGTATATCTCAAGGACATTGACATCACCAAACTTGTCCCAGCCGACTCTGAAGGCGACGAGCAGGCACCGCACTGGATGTATGAGCAGCACCGCTGGCTTGACCTTGACAAAGACGGTTATGAAGAGCCGTATATTGTTACCGTTCACAAAGATACTTCAACCGTAGTTCGAGTAGTGGCGCGGTATGACGATGAGCGCGTTTTTATGGACAGCGACGAAAAGGTATTGAGAATTGAGCCGCTGACATACTTTACCAAGTTTGGCTTTTTTCCCGATCCTGCCGGTGGGTTTCTTGATCTTGGCTTTGGCCAGATACTCTACCCGATCAACGCCGCAATCAATACCACTTTGAATCAGCTGCTTGATGCCGGTACTCTTGCCAACACTCAAGGCGGCTTTGTGGCTCGCGGGTTCCGGATTAAGGCGCAGACTTTCAGCATTGCCCCCGGAGAATGGAAACAGATTGACGTCCCTGCCGGAGATCTTAAAAACTCCCTTTTCCCCGTGCCTTTCAAAGAGCCGTCAAACGTCCTCTTCCAGCTACTTGGTTTTCTTGTCGAAGCTGGCAAGGCGCTCGCCAACCAAACGGAGGTGTTACAGGGCGAAACTTCCGCCAACACCACGGCCACTACTACCCTGGCGCTGATTGAACAGGGGTTGAAGGTCTACAACTCCATTTACAAGCGGTTTTATCGCTCCATGCGGGAAGAGTTCAGAAAGTTATTCCGCCTCAACTCCAAATATCTGAACGAAGAGGAATACTTCAACGTTCTTGACGACCGGCTAGCCGTGGCGCGTTCCGATTACAACTATACTCACGTTGATGTTTTGCCGGTAGCCGACCCGAATGCTTCAACCGAAGTGCAGCGAATGGCAAGGGCGCAGGCGCTTATGCAGATTCAGGGCGACCCGTTGGCAAATAGGCAGTACATCCTTGAGACTTTTGTGGATTCAATTGGCTGCGACCCGACAAAGGCGCTCATCCCCGCAGAACAGCAGCAGCAACAGCCGGATATAAAACTCCTTGAGCTTGAGCAGCTGGCAAACTACAACGGCGCAAAATTGCAGATTGACAACGCGCTTGCAGTTTCACAGATAGATGTAAATCAGAGCATCATCATGGCCAATATCGCCAAAGCTGAAGCAACAGAACTGGGAAGCCAGTTTGACCAATACATGAAGCAAGCGCAAGACATGCACGCGGCAACGCTGAAGATGATGGACTCTATCAGGGGGATGTTTGGACAAGGACAAGAGCAGAATCAACCAATGGGCGAGATGTCCGAACAAGGAGGCATGACAGATGGTGAGCAAGGAGCAGTTTCAGGAATGGAAGACGCACCCGGTGACGGAGGAATTTCTGAAGTATCTGGCGGATTACCGGGACTCACTGGCGCAGTCCTCGACCCTGCGACCGACGGGCGACTCAACGGTGATAGCGACAGCGTTTAAAGAGGGCCAAATGGACGCACTCGGCAGGATGATAGAGGTGGATTTCGCTGATTAAAAACATTGACACTTATTAAATTTTGTGTATTCTAACAATCAACTATGCAAAAATTGCATACCGTCAAAAAGTTGACGCTTAAAGGAGCCTGCCAAATGGCATTTATACCGATTATGTACCGCATCAAAGTGAAACCTGACCCTGTAGAGGAGATTACAGCCGGCGGAATTATACTGACGCCGCAAGTGACAGACCGCGACAAGGCGGCAACCGTTACCGGCACAGTGCTGGCAGTCGGACCGAGTTCTTTTTCTGGCGCGGATGTAGTAAGCGAGGGCGACCGGATACTTTTCGCCAAGTACGGTGGGCTTGTCCACAAGGAAAACGGCGAAGAGTTCAGGTTTTTGAATGATGAAGATATTATCGCGGTGGAAAGGGGGGCTGAATGTCAGAACCAGTAACAGCAGCCGCCGACGTTGCCGCAGGTGGGGAAAATAACGAGGCCACGCAGGTTGACCCTTTCGAGGTGAAAGCTAAAGAACTGGGATGGCGACCGCAGGCCGAATATGATGGCGATGCCGACGAATGGGTGGACGCTAAAGAGTTCGTCAAGCGTGCGCCACTGTTTGAGCGTATCAAGAGCACCAACAAGCGGCTGAGGGACCAGGAAAAGATCATCAATGAGCTGAAAACTCACATTCATACCGTTGGCGATGCAGCTTACAAGAAAGCCGTTGCCGACCTTCAGCGGGAAAAAGCTCTTGCTGTGAATGATGCCGACATTGACCGAGTTACCGCCATTGACGAAGAGCTTGACCGTATCAAGGCTGAAGCTAAACCTGTTGCCAAGAACGAAACCAACCCTATCTTGGTTGAATGGATAGCCAAACCGGAAAATAAGTGGTTCAACGACGACAAGGAAATGAATCTGTTTGCGGTTGCTTCGCATGACGCTATCTGTGCGGCGAATCCGAATATTGACCTTGAAGAGTCGTTGAAAATGCTTACAAAGCAGGTCAAGCGGGCGTTTCCGGAGAAGTTCACCAACCCGGCCAGATCTTCAGCCGCTACCGTTGAAACGGCTGTCAGCGCTTCCGGTGGGGGCAAGAAAGTCTTTACCTATCGAGACTTGAGCGAAGAACAGCGGCGCATTGCTGACAACTTCGAGCGTAAGGGCATCATGAAAAAAGACGATTATGTCAAACAAATGGCCGAAAGCGGCCTCATAGGAGAATGACATGGGGTTTCAGAAGGGGAATAAAGCCGCCAAAAAAAAGCAAGTTCAGCCGATTGCCGTGAGTGATCCGGCAGCGGTTGCCGTTGAAGAGATTAAAGTAACCGTCTCAAGTGGCAACGTGTTTCAAGATTTAGGGTTGCCAAATGCAGAACAGTTACTAGCAAACTCCAACAAAAGCATAGCGGCATCAGTTGCCAAATTTGCACCAAAGCCGCCGCGCGTCCCTGTTGGCCTTCGTAATCCGATGGCCATACGGGAAGACCTTGACCCACGGTTTAACTACCGCAACGTCAGGGGAACACGCGGCAGGGTAGAAAAGTTCCTCGCAGGGGGCTATGAGCTTGTAGAAGGTGATTTCAAGATAGGCGACCCCAATATTGCCAAGGCTTCCGGTATGGGTAGCGCCGTCTCAATCCCTTCCGGCGACAATGAAGACCGGGTATACCTGATGCGAATACCCAAAGAGTTTTACGACGAAGATCAAGCGGCCAAAGCTGCCAAGATTGACGAAGTTGAGAAGCAAATCAAACAGCGACCAAAAGACGAAGGTCTTACAGGTGAAATCAAACTCAATCGCTAGTTTTTGCTAGCAGGAGGATATTATGGCAAATTCAGACAAGCCTAACGGGTTCCGACTTGTTAAAACCTTCAGCGGTGCTCCCATTTCCGCTGTAGTGCGTGCCGTTGGCGTTGCCGATGGTGCAGATATTTTCGTAGGCGACCCGCTCAACCTGGAATCAGGGCTGGCCGCTCCCGGCGCAACCAATGACGCCGCCTTTCTCGGGGTTGCCGTAGGTTTCGGCAAGTTCGTCAATGGCGTTCCTTCCGGCCCTTTCAATCCGGACAATCTCGGCAAGCGCTTCTACGACGACAGCGAATCCACTCATACCGAGTGGTGTGTCTTCTACGTTCCTGCCAACGATGGTGTTTTTGAAGCGCAGACCGCTACAGCCTTGACTCTGGTTGTTGGCGATACCTGCGACCTGCTCTATACCGCAGGCAGCACTGTATCCGGCACGTCAGCCTGTGAGATCACCACGAACTCAAACGCTGACTTCACTGTTGTTGAAGTCCCCAACCTTATCGGCAACGATCCAACCGCCGTATGGGGCCGATACAATGTTATATTCACTGTCGCTGAACAAGCGTTCCACGCATAAGGAGGAATGACCAATGCCCGGAATAATCACTACTGGCAGTTTTTCTAAACTGCTCTGGCCCGGAATCAAGGGGCTGTACGGCGCGAAATATGACGAGTATCCTCAGGAGTACTTGCAGATATTCGACAAAACCACATCTGACAAGGCTTACGAAGAGTATGTCGGCTCTTCCATGTTCGGCCTTGCTCCAATCAAAACGCAGGGCGCGGCAATCAGCTTCGACTCTGCGCAGCAGGGTTTTACTACCCGGCTGACCAACATCGTCTATGCCATGGGCTTTATCATCACCCGTGAGATGTACGACGATAACCAGTACGGCGAGTTCATCAAGCGCTTTACTCAGGCGCTGGCGTTCTCCATGAGGCAGACAAAAGAAGTCGTCTGCGCCAACGTACTGAACCGCGCCACCACTGCCGGTTATACCGGTGGCGACGGTGTTGTCATGCTTTCCGCTGCTCACCCGAATGTTGCTGGCGGCACATGGTCAAACGTCCTGCCCGTTGCTTCCGACCTGACCGCCGACGCACTGGAAGCCGCTTGTATCCAGATCATGGGCTTTCAGACCGACCGGGGCTTGACCATCTCGGCTATGCCTAAAAATCTGATTGTGTCCACCTCCGACATATTCAATGCAGAGCGGATTCTGAAATCTTCGCTTGAGTATGACACTGCCAACAACGCCATCAACGCGCTGAAGAGCAAGGGCATGTTTCCGCAGGGTATCACTGCCAATCACTACCTCACCGATACCGACGCATGGTTTATCAAGACCAATGTGCCGGACGGACTCATTTATCAGGAGCGGGATGCAGACGATTTCAACCCGGCCCCTGAGAATGATTTCGATACAGAAAACGCCAAGTACAAAGCAAGAATGCGCTTCAGCGTAGGCTGGAACGACCCACGCGGCATCTTCGGCAGCCCTGGCGCGTAATAACCTTAACCCTTGTGGGGGGCTTCGGCCCCCTGCTTGACACTTTCAAGTGCAAGGAGATAATACATGAGCGGAGTAACTAATTTTCCCGGAGGCATTGCCTCTTTCGGTGTACCAGTAATAGGCGGCAGCATCCCAGCTACGTCTGGCAAAGTGTTTTGGGTCGATTACACCAACGGCTCAGATGGCAACAAAGGCACGTCTCCTACAAAAGCCTTTAAGACGGTTGCTAAAGCGTATGATGCTGCCACCACAAACAAAGACGATGTTATTTGCCTTATCGGTAGCGCCACACACGTTCTTACCGAAATGCTGACTGTATCCAAAAACCGCGTTCATTTCATCGGTGTTGATGGTTTGGGCGGTAGGTATTTCGGCCAAAACGCCAAAATTCATCTTGGGGTAACAACCGCTGCAACAGACATCGGCACCATTCTCAATACCGGTGTCCGTAACAGTTTTACCAACATCAAATTTACCAACGCCAACACTGTGGCGCAGGGGCTTTACTGCGTGGTAGAGGGTGGAGAATACACCGTTTACGACCGGTGCGAGATTTACAAAGAAAGCCTCCTGAACGGCACCACCGCTTCCGAAATGGTCATGAACGGTGATTCCTGCCAAGTGGTCAACTGTACTGTTGGCTCAAGCGCCAACCTGCTTGTAGGTGACATCATCCGCGCCAACGTCCGGATTACCGCTGGTATTGCCGGGGCCGGTAAAGTTGCGCGTGACGTGGTATTTGAAAATTGCCGCTTCCTGAAAAAAGCAGCCGGAACTGCTTCTGCTTATTTCTATGCAGCCAACGCCACCGATGTTGAGCGGATGTTCCACATCAAAAACAGCCTGTTCTATAATTCAAAGCTGGCATCTGGCGACCCGGCACAATGTGTTATTGCCGCAGCTGCACAGACTGAGGGCGATATCCTCATTGACAACTGCACCAGCATCAACAATACCAAACTTTCGACAAGTACAGGGGTTGCCATTGCTGGACCGGTTCCGACCTATGCCACGACCGGTATTGCCGTAGTATCCTAAAGGGGGCTAAGATGAAGCGATTTGTTATCATAGCATTCCTTGTCGGACTTGCTGCTCCCTCGATAGCTCTTGACCGAGGCGGTGAGTTGAAATACGACACCAATAACCAAGCTGTTCAAGCTTGCAAGGTGGCATCTCAAGTAAAGAAGACCGGAACAAAAGGGACTCTTACCTTTGCCAACTTGACCGGAGTTACCAAAGTAAGAATACAATCAAGCTCTGCTGCCACTATGCAATTAAACGGCGCTGGCGATG